TCTATAAAAATCAATACGATAAAATTAAAGAAAAATTAAATCAATATTCTATAGAAGAAAATCTTTTAATAGAAGATCAAAAAAGAAAAATTTTATATTTGAAAAAATTAGAAAAAAATCTTTTTCACACAGAAGAAGCTAAAATTATTATAAGACATGTTGCGCAGAAAACTCAAGAAGAATTGCAATGGAAAATTTCAGAGATTGTTTCTCTTGCATTATCTGCTGTCTTTGAAAATCCATATGAATTTCTTTGTGAATTTGCAATTAAAAGAGGAAAATCAGAAGCCTTTTTAAAATTTAAAAAAGAAGAATTTGAGTATAATCCTATGGAGGATACTGGAGGAGGAGCTGTGGATGTTGCTTCTTTTGCTTTACGAGTAGCTTGCTGGAAATTATCTAAAAAAAGAAATATAATTATATTAGATGAACCTTTTAAACATCTTTCAAAAGAAATGCAAATAAAAGCAAGTAAAATTTTAAAATTATTATCTAAGAAATTGAAAATTCAATTTATAATAATCACGCATTCTGATACACTTGAGGAAAGTGCTGATAAAATATTTAGGATTCGAAAAATAAAAAATAAAAGTATTGTAGAAATAGAGAAGGGATAAAAAATAATTTTATTTTTATTTTTTTGTTTGACATTATTTAGTATATTAAATATAAAAGTATATATTATATATGAATAAGGAGAATGTCATTATGTTCAGATATAGAATTTTTTTTAAAAAAAAGACCGATGATTCTGCTTGTAAATCTTGTAAACATATAGAAATGGAAAAAGAAAATATAGATAAAGTATATGAGTGTTGTCAGGATATTGCTGAAAAAGAAGAATTAAGAATTGTTATGATTGCGGAACTTTCAAAGAGGTTTAAATGAAAATGAATAAAAAAGATTATTTGAAAAAAATAATAAATTTTTATTATGAAAAGAAATCGCATGTTCCTGGAATGGAATGGGTGCAGAAAAAAATGAGAATGAAAACAGATATTTCAATAGAAGAGATTCAAAATATTATAGATGAATTAGTGACAGAAAATTTTTTAGTTAAAAAAGGGAAAAATTTATTTTTGAAAAATAAAAATAAAGAAGATTTTACTGAAACATTTTTTATAAAAGAAAAAAAAGAGTATAAAGAAGACCATTCTTATCCTTCAAAATTTGAAGTAAATAATAAATGGATTGATATATTAAGATATGTTTTGTTGATTATAGGAATTGGAGCGGTGTATATGTCTATTTATTATAGTTATATTTGGTTACTTGATTTTTTATCTTTTGAAAAAGCATTATTACTTTCATTGATTCTTGTTTGTTTTGCGACGATTAGTTTTGAATTTATTGTTTTTTTTCATCAATTAAAAAAATATTTTTTAGTGGGAATATTTGGATTGATGTGGATTATTATTACATTTTTTTCGATGACAAGTACAATAGCTGGTCAATATAATTCACGAATGGGTATAATCAATAAAAGATATGAATCACAAAAGAATATAGAATCTTCAAATAGAGAATATTTAGAATATGTTGAACAGAAAAAAGAATTACAAGATAGTTTAAAGATATTGAAAGAAGAATATACCACATATCAAAATTTATTTTTGAAATTTGATACAGAAGAAAAAATAGAACAGAATAAAACAATTTATAGAACAATTGAATGGAGAAAAAATAAAGCACTTGGAGAAATGAAAACGCTTATTTCTTTATTAAAAAAATTACGTGAAAAGAAAGAAATGAGAAAAGTTGTTAATAAATCTGTTCCTGATTTTTATGTGTGGGTAGGTGAAATATGGAAATGGGGGCCTAATAAAATTCAATTTTGGTTGAGTATTTTTCCGGCTATTTTTATAGATATTTTAGCTCCTCTTTCTTTTGCAGTTGTTATATTTGTAAGGAGAAAATAAAATGGGAAATGATGAAGATTTTAAGAAAGATGATTTAAAATGTTGCGGTAATTGTTTCTATTTTGATATAAATGTAGATTTAAAAGATTTGATAGAAGAAATTAAAGAAATTAAAGAATATAAAGAAGGACAAGAAAAACTTTTTGACAAATTTGACAAATTTGATGTATTTGTATGTAAATGTGTGGAATATGAATTATATGATTTTAAAGGTGTATGTTCAAAATGGATATGGGATAAACAAACTAATTTTTTAAGGAGGTCTTTATGAGTACTAAATTTTGTAATAATTGTAAACAAATGGTTAACACGAAGAGAGTGATTGGAGTAGGTACTTTTCTGCTTGCTCTTATAACAAGTGGTATTTCTTTATTATTTATTCCTGTTTATAAAAAAAGATGTCCTTTGTGTCTTGGATCAAATTTTAATAGAAGTGATAATATAATTCAATCTGTTTATAATAATACAGAAAAAGGGAAAATGATAGATACAAAAAAAATTAAAAATAAATTAAACTGAAGAAAATTATAATGAAAAATGAAAAATTAAAAGAAGCATTTTATATAATAACTAAAAAATTAAAAGAAGATAAAGATTATTATTATGCATGGCAATCTAATATAGCTATTCCATTTCAAGATATATTAGACAAGGAAAATTGTTGGTTTTTAAGAGCACCTGAATTGTCTAATCAAGCAGCAAAAAATTTTTTAGATTTATTGATTAAACAAGGAGAGAAATATGAATAAAAAAGAAATTATAAAACAAATTTCAAAAAAAATAGGGTATGGAATTTTTAATTGTCTATTTCGGAAACATGCTTTAGAAAGACATCGATACATATTTCCAACTAGATTTATTCAAAAAAAATTATTTTTATGGGTAGGAGATAGTAGGATTGCCGGGGGTCATTGGAATAATCTTAATATATCAAAAAGAAGAAATATTGATAATAGAGCTATTGGAGGAACACGGGCACGAGAATGGAGTAAAAGAGTTTGTATCCAGCAAATAATTGAAATAAATCCTCAATATCTTTTGATTGGTGTAGGAGGAAATGATGTGGGTAGTGGTCAGAGTTTTCAAAGTATTATAGGAGACTTGCAAAAAATGATTTTTGCAATAAGAAAATACTGTCCTTTTACTATTATTTATTTTCATTGTTGTTTACCAATTCTTATTCATGGTAAAGCAAATAATAATGATGTAAGAGAATTTAATAGACAATTGAAAATATTATGTGAAATCAATGATTGTTTTTTCATAGATTTATTTGATTCTTTTAATTGTGTTTCGCAACAAGTTGTTCGGACAAAGAATAAAACTATTATTTTTAATGATGCTATGAATATGCACTATTTAAATATGGATGAAATTCCTTGGTATGCGAGATCAAAAGATAAATTACCAGTACATTTAAATGCGAAAGGATATGAATACTGGTATTATTTATTAAATAAAAATATAGTGATGGATACTGTTTTTCATATTACATAGAGAATTATTTAAAGAAGAACAGCTATGATTGACCATAAAAAATTTATGACTAAAAAATTAAAAGACAAGAAATTTAAAGAAAAATTTATTAAAATAAGAAAAATAATAAATAAAATTACAAAATACAAAATACAAATAAGAAATTAACTAAATCTAACAATGTTAAGAATAATTTTTAAGCTATAAAATATGATTATGCCAGTATTTTAATTTATAGGGACTAATAAATGATAGGACATTGTAAAAAATTTAATAAAGATGTTTTGCTGGAAGCTGAGTGTTATTTTTGTAAAGAAAGACGGGGTTATTGCTGGTGTATTTATTGGTATGATACAACATCAACAGAAATTGATAAAATTGTTGAAATGAATGATTTATTGTGTTGTGGTAATTGTCTACATAGAAATGTATTAGATTGTGGTGATTATAGTCAAGAAATTTGTAAAATATTATTAGAGCCAACAGGCAGTTCTGAATTTTGTGATAAGCATGAATATGATGGATTATATAGAGAATTAAGAATCAAAGAATTGAAAGATTTATATAATAGTATTTCAATGTATGAAGAGGAATAAAGAAAATGGACAATGAAGAATTACAAAAAAAACTTGATGAAATAAGAAAAGGAATGAAATGGATTGATTCTATAATACATATTGATTATAAAACAGAAGAAGCAAAATTAACTAAAAAGCAAGTTGATTTTATTAAAAAATTATTTTCTATTTTTGAAGAAATAAACTGGAAATTATCTTTTAATAATTATAAAGAATTAAAATATGAACATTCTGATCCAATTAAAACACAAAAATGTGGAACTCCTGTACAAGTACGATCTTGTAAAAAAGAACATGGCGATAAAACATATTTTGGAATTTTGCTTGGTGATATGGCATTAAGCATTTCACATTCTATTGATAAAGATAATATAGTAATTGCAAAAAGAACATTTTATAATCCTGCTATATTTGTTCCAGAACTAAATGATATTTTATATGGATGCAGTTCGTGGTGGAGAAAAATTGAGAATGAAAATGATTTAAAAAAGTTAATCACAGAAGATGTAATTAAAAATGTATGGTATGTTAAATTTTTAAATTATATAGATAAATTGGAAATGGAAAAGAAGCATATAAAATATATAGTGGAATGGAAATATTTTGAAGGTGATTATTTTTTAATTTATGCTATTAAAGAAGAAAATAAAAATCAAGCAATGAGTAAACATAAAAATTACATTTTTTATAGAGCTGTATTTGAAACGAAAAAAGAAGCAGAAGAATATTATACATTGATGAAAAGTTTATAAAAATGGCTGATGAAAGTAAATTGAAAATGATTGATTTACTCGATAAATATAAATAAAAAGGAGGTATAAATATTATGAAGTTTGAGATTTTTATAAAGTTAGAAATGAAAAATTGGGAAAATGAATAATGAGTAGGAATAAATCGATGAATAAATTTCTATGTGATACTTATCATGGATCAGAATTATATAAGTCAATAGAATTTCGTACAAATCATTTTAATATGACACAATTGAGAAGAAAATTATCTGCGGTTAGATATGCGTTACAATATGCAAAAGAACATAATAATAAAGAGGATATTCTTTTTTTTAAAGATGGTATTAACCATATATTATATTATATACAAGAAGAAAATTACGAAATAACACAAGATATATAATTACTGAAAAACTAAAACAGTGGAAAACAAGATTTTTAGTTAATTATGAGAAAGATGGGGAATAATTATGTATTTAATAAAAAGTTTTTTTATAAAAGCAAAAAATATTCAAAGAAAATTACAACAATCTGAATTAGTTGGAAAAATAAAAGAAAGAAAGAAATGTGATATTGAAAAAAATAAAGAAATAATTGACATATCTTTAAGATATGAGGATATTATAAATAAAAAGAATATTAAAATTCAACAGATAGAAAATCAACATAAAAAAGATTTAAAAGCATGGAGGATATATAAAGAAGATGCTTATATTCTCAAAAAAGAATATGAAGAATTTAGAGATTTGGTTAAACTTGTATTTTCTCCTGTACTTGAATCGATTCAAAAAGTAGAAGAAAAAAATGATCTGATGAATAATTTAATAAGACGGTTAGAAAAAAGAAATGATAAAATGGATAGATTGTTAAACTAAATGATGGGAGAAATAATATGAAAGATTTTAAATTTAATTTAGGCAGTGAAGTAAAAGATAAAATTACTGGGTTTAAGGGAATAATAAGAGGTAGAAGTGATTATCTGACTGGTTGTAATACTTATGGAATACAATCACAAAAATTAAAAGATGAAAGACCTAATGAGTGGGTATGGATAGATGAATATCAGTTAATTTTACTAAAGGATAAAAAAATAAATCTTAATAGAGAGATTGCAAAAGGTGGGGCTTTATATAAAGATCAATATCCACCAATGGAAGTCAGTAAATGTGTTGCATTACGTGAAAATATTAAAGAAGCATTATGAATATTAGATATAAAATTAAAATTCAAATAATAAATAAGGTATTAAATAAAATTGGATTAGTATTATGTATTAAATTTGAAGATCATGTCAAAGTAATAGCAGAAATAAATATATTTAGATTAAAAAAATATAATAAATTAAATGAATATTAGATATAAAATTAAAATTCAAATAATAAATAATTATTTGAAAACTAAAAATGAAGATATAATAATTTTATTAAAACATATATAAGTTATGAGTAAGATAAAAGAAATAAGAGAAGCAACAAGAGAAGAATGGTTTAAATGATTTAATAAATAAAAATTTAAAATGTACTTGACTTTTTTGTGTATTTTATTATTTTAGTACAAAACTTCATACTAAAATAATAAAATATGGCTTATTCAGAAATAGATTATACATTATTCCAAATTAAAGCACTCACTCCTTATTTAGATGATATTATATATGTGCGAGGTAATGATAAAATATTAAGAGAAAGGCCTTTGACTTTGAAAATGAGAGGTTTTGCTTGGTATTATGTATATAATGGAAATAATAAAAGTGATGCTTATAGAAGAGCTTTTTTTAGTAAATATAATAAGAAACTTGATAAATTAGAATTTGATGAAAATGCAAAGATAGAACATGAAAAAAAGAAAAAATATAATTGGTCAAGTAAAGTTGTAAGTATCAGTAGTCAGATATACGCAAAACTCTACATCCAGGAAGCTATCAGAAGGATACAAGAAGCTTTAATCCGTGATCTTAAATTTGATCTACCTCAAAGTATTGTTGAACAACTCCACGTACAAGCCACATACGATCCCTCTATGTTTATTGATGTAGAGGGACGTCCACTTATTAAAAGTTTAAAAGACATTCCTGAAAAATATAGATGTTGTATAGAAGGAATTGAAACAAAATATTATGGAAAAAATGCAGACAAAAAAGTAACATCTATAAAATTAGTAGATAGAGATAAAGCAAGAAAGTATTTATTAAGAATGATTCCTGAACATATTTTATCTCCTGAAAAATTAACCCTTATTCATAAAACAATAGATGATAATAATAAAGAAATTGGAATAGATGTTTTTAAATTAAGTGACAAAGAACTTATAGAAAAATATAAAGAATTGGAGGATAAAAAAAATGACTGATGAAATATTGACAAAAAAAATATCTAAAAAATTTTGTAAAAAATGTGTGCATATGGGACGTGTATTGAATTATAGTGACGGAAGAAATCACACTGAGTGTGATAAAAATCCTATTGTTGTTGGGGGTTGGAAAGGGGTTGAATCTGTTAAAATATTTTGTAACGATAAAAATAAATACAATGATTGTGCAGATTATGAAATTGAAAATTAAAGAAATAATTTATTTATTATTGATAAAATTTCTTAAGTGATTATAAAAATATGGGAACAATTCCAGTATTTCAAAATAAAATTAAAACAGAAATTCAAAGAAGAATTTTGGCAAGAAATCACTTTTTGAATTTTACAAAATACATGATGCCAGCGTATCAAGACACATTTATTCACATCAATTATTCTAATATTTTAAATTATTTTGCTGAGGGAAAAATTAAAAAATTGATTATTACGATGCCTCCTCAGCATGGTAAGAGCGATCAATCTTCTAGACGATTACCTGCATTTATGCTCGGAATAAATCCCGATCTTGCAATAACAGTATCTAGTTATTCCACAACATTTGCTAGAAAATTTAGTACACAGATTCAAAGAATTATAGCTGAACAAGGTTATAATAATCTTTTTCCTAAAACAACCATTTCAAAAACAAAATTTACAGAAAAATCATATAATAAATATGCTCGTACAAAAGATGAATTTGAAATAGTTAATCATAAAGGAATTCTTAGAGCAGTAGGACGAGGTGGTGCTTTGACAGGTAATTTAGTTGATGTGATGATTATGGATGATTTATACAAAGATTATGCAGAAGGTAATTCTCCTGTTATTCGAGAATCTGTGATTGATTGGTATATTTCCGTTGTAAGAACAAGATTACACAATCAAAGTCAAGAATTGATTGTGTTTACGAGATGGCATGAAGAAGATTTGATTGGATATATAGAAAAAAAAGAGAATGTTGAAATATTATGTAAAAAAGAACAATTAGAAAATCTTAATTCGGATATATGGTATAAAATCAATTTCCCTGCTATAGCTACTTCTGAATGCAAAAAAAATGAATTTGATTTAAGAGATTTAAATGTTCCGTTATGGTCAAATAGACACAGTTTAGAAAAATTGAAAATAGACAGAGTATTAGATTCAGAAAAATTTGAAAGTCTTTATCAAGGAGACCCTATTCCGAAAAAAGGATTACTTTATGTAGGATTTAATATTTATGTAAAGATGCCAAATATTTTGTCAAGAAATAATTATACAGATGTGGCTGATACAGGAAAAGATTATTTATGTTCTATTTGTTATAATATATGTGAAGATAATTGTATATATATCACTGATATTATATATACACAGGAAGATAATACTATAACAGAACAAAAAGTAGCTACTATGTTTAATAAAAATAGAACAGGAGAAGCGGTTATTGAAAGTAATAGTGGTGGAAGGGCATTTGGAAGAAATGTAGATCGCTTATCTGGTTTTAAACATACAATTATTCCTTATTTTCAGAATACAAATAAGGAAAGTAGGATATTAACTAATGCTTCAGAGTTACAAAGAATAGTTTATTTTCCAATGAATTGGACAGGGCGATGGGTTGAATTTGCCCGGGATTTATTAAAATTTAAAAAGAATTTTAAAGCAAATAAACATGATGATGCTCCTGATGCATTAACTGGATGTTTAGAACATTCTGGATTATTTTATGATTCATCGGAAGCATTGTGGAGGAGATAATAAATGATAAAAAATACACAATTAAAAGAAGATGGCTGGGTAAATCTCATCGCTGGAATTGGAAAATCAAATTCAGATAAAACAGAACATAACGAATTTGGATCATACCAAATTTTTGATGATGAAACATTGTCTCTTATTTATGACGGAGAGGGTCTTGGTGCGGCTATAATAGATACTTACGCAAACGATATGACGAGAACAGGATGGATTATTGAAAATGACAAAGATCAAAAAATAGAAAAAGAACAAAATCGATTAAAAATAGAACAAGTTTTTAATAAAGCTTTGAAATATGCTCGGTTGTATCGAGGTTCAATTATTGTTATGGTTACAGACCGAGGAAAATTAGAAGATAAATTGTCTTCAAACATAAATAAAATAATAGGATTAAAAGTATTTAGTGCTGCTAGAATAGAATTGCAGTCTTCTGATTTTGTTACTGATCCAAATTCAGAATATTTTGAAGATGTTGAATATTTTCATGTGAGATTACGAAATGGTCAATTGCAAAATGTGCATAAGAGTAGATGTATTGTATTTTATGGAGAGATGTCAAGTGATTCTGGAAATTTAGATTTTCAATATCGTTATTGGGGATTTTCTACTATTCAAAGAATATGGGACCGTCTGAGTAATTACGCAATGACAGAAAAGGGTGTTGCTAATTTAATGTTAGAATTTTGTGTTGGAAAATATAAATTAACTGGTCTTGCTTCAATTTTAGCACAAAATACAACAGAAGCATTTAAAAAAATTTATAATAGAATAGATATAATCAATTTATCTAAATCAAGTATAAATGCTGTTTTACTGGATGCTGATAAAGAAGATTATACAAGAGATAGTGTGAATGTTTCTGGATTGTCTGATTTAATTGATCGATCTATGATGAATCTAAGTTCCGTGTGCGGTATACCTGTTACAAAATTATTTGGACGTTCTCCTGCTGGAATGAATGCAACGGGGGATTCTGACATAAGAGATTACTATGATAAAATTGATGTAAAGAGAAAGAATATATTACAGTCTGAAATACAGAAAGTGATTGATATAATTAGTGGTTATGTTTATCCAGGAACATCTGAAAAATATACAATAACATTTAATTCATTATGGGAACCAACGCAAAAAGAACAAGCTGAGATTGAAAATCTTCAAGCAAATACAGATGAGAAATATATTGCCAACATGGTTTTAGATCCAGAAGAGGTCCGAACACAACGATTTCCTGAATTATTAACACATTCTTTACCCGTTGTAGAAGAAGAAGAAATTGAAGAGGTGAAAAAATAAATGACAAAAACTCCTTTTACAAATAGTTCAATGTTTAGAGAGTTGATTAAAATGCAGAGACTTACAATGTCTTCAAGACGTAGAAAATCTACACGAAGTCAAGCATTAAAAACATGGTTATATCCTATTTCAATAGAAAGACAATATGTAAAACAGATTAAAGAATTTATGCGTTCCATAACAGACAGAATGTCATGGGAAATTAAAAATAATTTAAATAGATGGATTGATGAATATAATCGATTGCAAGGAAAAAGTGATAATAGAGTAGATGCTTTTCCAGAAGATTTGAAAAATTTAACACAAGACACTAAAGATTATGTTATAAATATATTGAAAAATAATGATATTCGATTATTGGTGACTAATATAGGTATGGATTCTTCTGAAGTGAATTTAAAGCAATATATAAAATTAACAAAAGGAATGATGGGATTAGAATTTGTCCCAGTTGAATCTTGGGAAAAAGAAGTAATTTCTGCCTGGTCAGAAACTAATTATAATTTAATAACAACATTACCAGATGAATATATAAAAAAAGTAAACACATTGATTAGTGAGGGTGTTCAATATGGAAAAACAAGTTCTGGAATGTTAGAAGAGTTGAAAAAAATAACTGAAACATTTAATAAAGCTCGTCCAGAACTTATTGCAAGAGATCAAGTAGGAAAACTTAATGGAGTATTAACACAGAGAAGACAAGAAGATGCCGGTATTGATATGTATATATGGATGACAGCAGGAGACGAGCGTGTTCGTGGAAAACCGGGGGGAAAATACCCCAAAGCTGTTCCAAGTCACTGGTTAATGCACAAAAAGATTTGTAGATGGGATGATTCAACTGTG